AGCATATAAATCCCTATCAAAATATTTAAACTACACTTCAAGCGACACTACAGCAATGGAGTACATCAAAGACTTTATCAACCCCTACTGTAAAATCAAAAATTTCGGTGATGGTCTAGTGATGGTCAAGACTAGACTTAAACTAGGCATTTCAAGCTTAGAAGACTCTAAGGTTGAGGGTCAAGATATTGACCAAGATAAAAGAAATGTATTGGCTGTCTCCAATACTAAACAGGTTAATGGAGTTAACCCTAGCGATTTCGAATCAAAGACAGGAAATCAGTATATAACTAGGAAAGCAACAGACAGTGTCACTTTAGGCACGATATATGGTAAGGCACAACGGTTTGTACTAGATCTGGTTCAACATTCCGTTTCGGGGTTAAATGCTAACTGCATTACCACTGACGGCTTACCTTCAGTTGTAACTATCCTCAAAAGGCTAAGGGAAATAGCAGTTAATACTGACATAAAGGAGCAACGTAACAGCCGGTTTTTTAATGCTGTTATGTCCAATGGTTTTTATGACAATGCTACTTCATTGTTGTTTGTTATCAAAATGAAGATCTCTTTACTGGGTATGTTTGCTAGAAACAAACGTTACAAGGCCAATATTAGTATACCTGTAGAATCAGCCAAACTCATTGATTCTGAGAATGACAACATGAAGGCAGTAGCCATGCTCGTAGATGCTATCAGAAGTGGGCGTGCTGGGGTTGGGACTTCTGTTTATGATAGATATTTATCTGTCATTCTGGCCAATATCAAAATGTGGGTGAGAGGATTACCACCCCCGACAATATTATCAGCAGCAGGAGTACACGTACCTAATCCTGCATACGTAAGCTCTAAATTCCAGTTTGAGGCAGAGGTCTGGCATATGTACGATTATAATGATGGTCATAGTACTAGTGGTCGCAATTTCGGGCAACATCTGGATTTCGTGAACGGAAAGTACATGATACCTCAATGGTTATTCACTGTTGAAAACGGAAGCCTACTGTCATTTAGTCACTTATCGCACGAGGTGCCGGCAACGGATGCTGCAATAGACCAAGTCGCAAAGAAACGTGGTTATCTTAACCTTGCTGGATTCTCAAATGACGAAGTGGCTGCCCTTGCCTGGTGTATGAAAGGTAATTTGAGAGCCACCCCATTCTTGGTTGATCAGGATATCGACTTAGAGGTGGAGGATGATACTATTGTCGCTTATCATGCTCGTGCCCCAGTAGAAAAAACGTATTCCTTTAGCATACCTTTATTGAATAATATGATGACCAAATTTATTAACAATCATAGAGTATATGAGGATTCTCTAAACGCATCTAGGGCTATGAGATATTGGTTAGCACAGCCTGCGACCGAGACAGTAGAGGCGCATTGGTGGACTGCTATTGACCGTGAGTTGCATTTACCCAAATTAGGGTTGAAGAGGGCGTCACTCCCAATGTTACTTGAGGCAGATGGTGTGTGTGTAACGGCTGACGCGCTAGACCATTTTAAGCAAACGACGAAGGACAATGATGCTACGATACTTGAGTCACTATTTGCTAACACTTGTTGGTATTGGGGTGAGTACCTCTTATTATTTAATTCGAAAAATTGTTCTGATCTTATATCGAAAGTACACTATGTAGTCAATCATAATATCAGCCCGTTTCAGCGTGCTGATGCAATATATTCTGCTATGATAGGGAGAGCGGTACCTAAACCTTTTATAAGAGATGTTGCTACTCTAGTAACCGGTGGGCTAGAGTCGCAATACCAGACTAGAATTAAATTTGGTACCCTAAACATCCCACACCTAGAAGAATATAAATATGAGGTTGAAAACCAGGACATCATTTTTGACAACCTGGTCACACCTGGTGGTCTAGGGTTGATAACCGGGTTAGCGGGTTCATTGATAAGGTCCACGCCGTATGCTAGTTCATTCACTAGTAATGCAGCGGTGACATTACAAGAGTACGGTTCAAAAAGAAGAGCTTTAAACTATAACGATTTATGGGCACTAGGTGTAATATGTAGATGGAACGGTTACGACCTCGAGTATATACATCCTGCTAGAAATGGTCGGCACACAATATATGCAGCAAATGATGTCTCAGTAGCCGTACCGCCTGTTGCACCTTTAGGCCTGCCTTCACCTAAATCCTACATTATAGGCTCGTATAATATGCGTAATAGAGTGTTTGGATTTTGCCCTGACATGTTGTACAAATACTCGGTAAGTGCTTACTGGACTAGAGAGCAGACAATAGCCCAACAGACTCCTGACTACAAAGACCTACCTTGTGCCTATAATGATACCAATGTTACATTAGTACGATCTATCAAACTACAGGTCCAAAAGTTTGAAAACTATGTTGCTGCCGTGGTGGGTGAGTACGACATCAACCAGTCGGATTTTCGTTTGGACGTGATAGAGGCAGGGGTGCCAATGCCAGACAATATACAAGTATTAAACTACGAACAACCAGTGCAACTGGAGGATACGGGGCAACTCGATATACAAGAACCTCAGATATAACGGCAGTGCCATTGTATCTGATAAAAGACGAGGCCGGGTGTCTCAATGAATGTTTATATGATGAAGCTGGTCTCCTTTTATTTGATATATTCAGGAATGCTAAATTTGAAGGCTATATGCATTTCAACTTTGGAGATAGTACGGTATATGTGAATTGTATTTATTTTGAAAAACTAAATGCAACTTGTATGTATATAAAAAATGACACTGATTTACGCTCATTGAAGAAAGACACTCTTTTACGGATCTCTCGTTTGCAGTACGGACCTGGTTTATTTCCGTATGGCCTTGTCTCACAACAAGATATAGTGAGGTGGGCCTTTTATATCACACGGTCGTCGATTAAACGCAGGTCTTATAAACGGACACCGACTATCGACAGCTGGTTTGCCGGTACTTCTTTTCCTCCTAAGCTTAAGGTTTCAGCGAATCATCTTAGACATGTAACTATGAACGATCTAAGGCGTTATGGCAAAGACAGACTTCAGGCTAAAGTGGGTTACCTTTTTCCGATGTTGGAAAGATTGGCACAATTAGGTATGCATGAGGCGATGTTCGTTGGTATCATATGTTGGGCCATGATGTTATCTAAAACCAATCACAATCTAAGTTCCATATCCGGAATCTGGGATTGGCAGTTTTCAAGTATAGAAGATTTTGTTAAAAAGATCAAAACCAATTTTTCTCTAAGGTTGAAAGCCTTACAGAATCTAGTGTGTTATGATCTCGAACAATTCTTTGAATTGGAGGTGTTAGTTAACAGAGGGGTTGGTGCAGTAGATTGGCAAGCCGAACGTGATCATAGAGTAAAACCTAATCTGAACAAGCTTCCGCAGGCCGAAGTCTTTACAGAATCTGTTAAATTGTTTCGTAGACTCAAACAGCGCGGGAGCAAGCCTCTTCGTACTAATTGGAAGAAATTCTGGAAATCTAGGTGGGGCTGGGCACCTACTGGGGCGTATCATTCTCAATATAAAGAAGATCAGACATATAGGGCTCATGAACCTACTCTACGTAATAAGCTATTTGCAGTAGCAAAAATGCCTTATTACGAATTTGAACATATGGCTAATCGTACACCTGAAATCGTGGCGTGGTCATCAGTTAAATATGAATG